CAATTAAGCCTCGCAAAAAAGGGAATGGCGGCGCGCTGTGCGAGGCGTCCAGCTATCCCCTGGAGATCAGCCAGGTTAAGCCGCCAAGCCAAGACGCTAGCACAACAGACACCAGATGTCAAACAATTTATTTTTGCCTGATCTGTTGACTGGACAGGTCGCGTCCTGTAATGTAGACCGTGCAAGTCAACAAAACGGAGACACAACATGCAAGCAACACGCAAAAACACACCCGCATTTTTGACAACAACAGTGCCGCGAAATAACAGACAGCGATATTTGGCATATCAACGCAGGCTTGAAGCGTACAAACGCAGCAACGTCAAAAAGCCTTGCTATATATGCGAGGCGCTGATGGCGGCGCTGCTGCTTTATCTTTTTGTCTACGCGCTACCACACGCGCTCACACTGTAACAACGGAGGCAATATGTATAACTCGGAACAACTTTACAGGCTGTTTGAAAAGTACGGCTCAGTCAAGATGACTGCTGAGGCGGTTAATTTGCAACCATCAGGGGTTCGATTGCACCTTAAAAAACACGCCGAAAAAACAGGTCGTGACCCAATGCAATTTCACACGCCATCACAGACTGACAAAATCAACGAGTACACGCCGCAAACTTTCAATGGACTGAGGCAGTTGATGAGCAATGACACCATGTCACCTTTGGCGGTATGCGAAAGCAATGGCACGATCAGGGCGGTCGCTCCGCACAATGCCTTTGGCAATTTAATCGGAGTCTATGAAAAAGGCAGCCCAAGCGAATACATGCGCGACGATCTATATTGGTACATCACAAACGTAATGGAGGCACGCCATGAGCATGCATAAGAAACTGGCAGACATACAGCAAAACCTGAAAGCGCCCAAAGGCCAATTCAACAAGTTTGGCGGTTACAACTACCGCAGTTGCGAGGACATTTTGTCAGCGGTCAAGCCGCTACTCGGCGACCTAGTGTTGACCGTCAACGACACAATCAAGATGGTTGGCGACCGCTTCTACATTGAGGCAACGGCGTCGATTACAGACGGCGAGACCACTGTCAGCGCGACGGGTTATGCACGGGAGGCCGAGGCCAAAAAGGGAATGGACGCCAGCCAGATTACGGGCACAGCGTCCAGCTACGCGCGCAAGTATGCGCTTAACGGACTGCTGGCGATTGACGACACCAAAGACGCTGACACGCGCAAGCCGGACGACAACACCGAGCAGGTCAAAAGTCTGCGGACTGTGATTGACGGACTAGACCCCGACAAGCGCAAAGACGTTGAGGGCTGGATTGCCAAAAAGTATGGCGACATCGAGCAGATGCCGTCGGATGTCATTGAAAGACTAAGGGAGCGTGTAGCATGATTGAGCAAGGCACACCGGAATGGTTCGCCCAGCGGTGCGGGAAGGTCACGGCCTCCCGCATTGCTGACGTGATGGCTAAAACCAAAACAGGCTGGGGCGCTAGTCGCAAAAACTACCAGGCGCAGTTGGTCGCGGAGCGGTTGAGCGGCGCGGTCGCTGATTCGTTTAGCAATGCGGCGATGCAGTGGGGGGTTGAGACTGAGCCGGAAGCGCGGCGCATGTATGAAGCCGACCAGTTTGTCACTGTGGAGCTGGCTGAATTTTGCGAGCACCCTACGATTGCAAACGCAGGCGCTAGCCCTGACGGATATGTCGGCGATGATGGGCTGATCGAGATTAAGTGCCCTAATACCGCCACCCACCTAGATACTCTGCTATCGGGCAAAGTGCCTGACAAGTACATCAAGCAGATGCAATGGCAGATGGCTTGCACGGGCCGGCAATGGTGCGACTTTGTTAGCTATGACCCGCGCGTCGGCACAGAATTGGCGCTGTTTATCCGCAGGTTTGATCGCGACACAAAACTGATTGCGGAGATCGAGCGGGCTGTGGTAGACTTTGACAGTGAGATCGAATCACAGATAGACAAGCTAAAAGCAATGAAGGAGACAGCATGAGCAATTACCAGCAAAAAGACAACACCGGCGCGCTGTTTGCAAACGACAAGCGCGAAAAAGAAACCCAGCCAAACGCTAAGGGGTCAGCAATGATTGACGGCGTGGAGTACTGGGTCAGCGCGTGGACGAATACATCGAGCAAGGGCACGAAGTATCAGTCGATCAAGTTTGAGCGCAAGTCAGACAAGTTCGACAATACGCCAGAATTGCAGGCCGAAGGTTTGCAAGATGACGTGCCGTTTTGATGTTGTCCGACACACCAAAGATGATGTGGTCTAAGCCGCCGATGGAAATACCTTTCCCGTTGCGGCATGCGATATTAACAAGCGGTCACACGGAGATGGAACTGGAAAGCGTGGCCGAGCGGCTGATGGCCGATCACGATCATTGGTCAGACGCAGTAGCGAGTTTGTTTTAGGCGCTCTGTCTCCGGCGCCTAGCCCCCTTCGGGGGGCATCTTTTATGGGCTGATATGCGCTAAATGGTCAGGCGCGAAAATGACCAATAACCGCGACAAGGTTATCAACGCTCCTAGTGGCGGTTTAGCAGCCGCCCAGCCCTCCATACTCTCCGAGCGTCCATGAGGCGCACTTTGGCCCCGACCTAGTCGGGGTTTTTTTTGCAGATAACTTCCAGCGTGGCTTCCATTTCCAGCGCCCAGTCAGTCAACAGGCGCTCACGATCCATCAAGGCCCAGTAAACATCGTCCGGCAGGGCCGCCATGTCTTGTGACATCACCACAGGCAACGGGGCCAGTTGAGGCACGTCACACTCAGGCTTGATGATCGCCGTCTTTGTCGTGCAACCGACGGTCGCCAAACCGCTCAGGACGACGACCAGCGCGACGGTCTTGGCTTTGTTCGTCAGCCACTCGATCAGCCTCACGCTGTACGCCAGACAGCCTCTCACGCACGCGTCGTTCATTTTCCAACACCTGCTCAATAGCATCAGACTTGCGCTGGGCTTCATTTCTCTGGCTCCTCAGCCGATCCAGCATGTACTTGCCCCACAGTAGCGCGGCGGCGGTCAATGCCAGTAGGCCGTACTTGATCTTCGTTAATGTTCCGGACAACATAGCTCACCATAAAAGTCAACAAAACGACAAGCGCCCCCTCTACACCAGGCGGCACATAGAATCCTAAATACTTATCCACAAGCCACAGCGTGATGGTAACGACCGACCCGACAAGGCCGCCGATAGTGACTTTGCGATCAGGCCGCACCACGAATTAACTCCGCTATGTACTCAGCACGGCTTGGGGTCTGCTGTGCCCATTTGCTCTTGAGAGCTTCTGAGGCGGCCTGTGTCCAATCTTTTTGCTCAATATAGCCCAACATACGGCTAAAGCCGAAAAGCCCCGCCACGCCCATTTGAAACGCCATACAAGCCAAAGCCAGTTTAACTCGGTCAGGTAGGCCGTACCAGTCGGGGATGGTAGGCTCTAGCTGTGACAGCACGTGGTCGATGTCGTTGTCCAGCAAATAATCGATCTCGGCGTCAGACAATCCACCGCCTCGGCGCTCGTCAATTAGGCGGCCCACGCCAATCGTCCAAAAGCCTAAGTGATCTTGGTAAGCGTGCGGCACTTTGCCCTCATGCTGTGTTAGCAATGCTTTCAGTTCGTGCCTCATAGCCTGCTCGTGATTAGCGACCAAAGGCCGTAGCCAGCGGCACTGAGCAAGCCGATAAAGAAAAAGCCAGCGGCTCTTACGGGAACGTCGATCTTGTTTTGCCATTGGTTAAGTTCGCGCACGGCCTCGGCTAGGTCTGAGATGGAATCGCGCAGCTCTAAGTGATCGTGTTCGATGCGGCGTGTCTCGTTTTCCAATAGAGCCAGTCGGGTTTCAACGTCCATCGTTATGCCTGCCTGTACCAGTTGGGTGGGTGATCGGTTGTGTTTTCGTCTACTTGCGTTAGTTCTGCGTCAGCATCAGCGTAATGGTCAAAGCATATAAGATAGCCGCCAGGTTTAATAACCGGCAACCATGCATCAAGCAATTCGTGTGCCGGCTTTGCATCGTAATGATTGCCGATGTAAACCACGTCAACATCAGATAAACCCTCGGCGGCCTGTTGCTCTCCAAAGACGCAAAAAGTGTATTCAACGTCTAGTCGATTAGCCCCGATGTCAATTAGCGTGCCGCGCGCCTCAACGTTTATAGGTTGCAACTGGTCAACTAAAAAAGCGCATCGGTTGCTGTCGCAAATGCCTGTCAAAATAAGCGAATCAATATCGCCAATGTTATCTAGTAAATCTTGAATGCTCATGCCGCGCTCGATGTAAAGGTTGCATAAAGTACGTTTTCTGATACTTCGCTACCAAATAAAGATGATTGCCAAGTCGAATAACTAAGCCGATAGTAATAAGTTCCAGCAGTCGGGTTGTCCACAAAGGTTTTAGTATTTTCGAATTGTATTCGCTGATCGCACAACGGCCCAGGCGGGAACGGCTCATCAACCCAAAAGCGCGTGCCTTGCCCTGAAAAGGTCAGGTTGTTTACAGTCGTGACGCCAGATGTAAACGATGAATTGTTTGCGCGTTCTAACAACAAAGCGCCAGAAACGCCTGGTATCACACAGCTACCTGATGAGATATTGTTCCTGCTTCTAAACGCCTTAAAGAATATGTTGACATCAAAATAAATGCCTCCGTCACCTACCTCAATGGCTCCGCTTGGTGCGGTTAGGCTATTACTGTTGCCAGCCACCGTGCCGCCGCCATTCGAAAAAGCGCCCGTTGTTATGCCGCCATCCGATATATCAAAATCGGTTTTGTTAATAAATGATTCGCCGTTGTGCTTGACATAAAACACTGAGTTGGTGTCATTCTTGGTGCTGTCGCCAATCCAAATAGCATAGGTTCCGTCTGTGCCTGGGTCTGTCAGCTCCAACCGCTGGCCGCTTGCCGATGTGCGGATCAGGTTCGATGTCAGCGTGCCGGTGTTTGCTGTAATAGCATCTAGCGTGCCAACGTTTAGTTTATTTGCGGTTACAGCGCCGGCGTCAATAGTCACAGCCGTTACTTGACCTGCGCCAATCTTAGACGTAGTGATCGCGCCCGCTTCAATCGTGTTCGTTGTTACAGCATCGGTCGCAATTTTGCCAGCCACAATGCTGTTTGCTTGCAGTTTGGGCGTGCTGATGGCATCATCCGAAATATCTGTTTCGGTGATCGGCAATACGTCATCCAGCTCTTGTTGCAGCTGCGGAAGCGTGGTGTTTTCTAATGTGTCCAGATCGTCTTGCAGGTTGTCGATGTCTGTTAAAATAGGGTTGAGGTCAACGGGTGTAGTCTCTAGCGTCTGAAACTGACCCGCAACCTCTACGCCTGAAGCGTCATGCAACACGCGCACGATAACAGCTTGAGTGCCGTTGCCGCTGACCACGACTGACGTGGTTTCGCCTGTTGTTGCTAGGTTGTCATTGACAGTAATGTTACCGGTGTTGATGTCAATCGTAGCCCGCACGGTGCGGGTTGCAATCTCAGACGTGCCGCGCTTAAACCTGAACACAGCGTCTGCGTTTGGGCTGTTGGGCAATATCGTGTCATTCTGTGAGTCATAACGCCAAGTGTTGATTTGCTGGTAGTCCACCAGCCCGTTAATCGCTCGACCTCGTGACGTGTCGCCGGACGTTGCAGTAATAGCAACAAATGGCGACTTGACGTTTTCACGCGTAATGTGCCGCGCCTCAATGTCGTACACGGTGTCAGGCTCAACCGGCGTAATGACCGCAGACGTTAAGCCCGTGGCTTGAACGTAGCTGTAATCGCTTGCCCCTTGTGTCCGATACCTAACCTCAGTGTCACGCACAAACGGGCCTGGGTTATCCCACGACACCTGAAACGCATCCGACACCGTGCCGCCTGAGCCAGTCACCGAAATGGCTGTGGCTGACAAACCCGTCACAGGTATCACCTGCGCGGGGTCGTAGCTGTCAGGCGATAACTGCGTGACCGGCGTGCCCAGCGGGATCGTGATGTCGTAAATGCTGGCGTCCTCCTCCAGCAAAGTCAGGACGACTATGCCATCAGGGGAATACTCCATAGACGTGATGCGCACAAGCTGATCTTGAAAATCAGTCTCATCGCAGTTGAGCGTAACCACATCAAACGGTTGATACAGCAAACCCTCTGGCCCAAGTGCCAGCGTCCAGTTTGCGCTGAACCGCGACCGTCTGACCATCTCCCGCGCCACGCGCTCGGCGATTGACTGATCCTGCACAATGCTGAAATCGCGCTCCATCAAGCGCTCACGTCCGTCCTCAGCGATTGCCGCCGACTCTGTTACCTCTGGATACGTGGCGGGCTGATAAATGGTCTCAGCGTCTACAAATCGCCCGCGTGCTGTGTTGTACAAATCAGCCAGCCCACCAGTCGGGCTAAAGGTCACACCGCTGTCGCGCAATATGTTGTCGTTTGTAATCGTGCCCTGAGAGATCAAATCATTGTGCGGCGCCCAAATGTAATACTTGCCACCAATGCGCGACACCTTGCCACCAATGGATGCCTCAAGCTGACCGATGACTGTCTCGTGGTCATTGCTTGTCGGGATAATACCGCCGACACGATAGCGCGGTTTGTCGTCTACCACCTCATCGCAGACGTTAGCCATCGCCGCGACTTGTAGCCAGTCAACGTCATCAGGATTGACGCCTACACCATAGACCAGCTTGTCGTTGTTGTAGTAGCCCAACAAATAATGAGCAACAATCAGCGCCCAGTTGTCCGACCACTCCCATGTTGATTGATCGTCAGCACGATGCGAGCCAGTGCCGCCGCGTGTGTTGTCCAATCTTGGATCATAGACCTTGGAGCCTTTGACCACGCGCGTGATGCGGGTCGGGATGCCGCCCTCAATTTTGTCAGCATTGTCACCGCTGGCATCCCACTTCATTGCATAGTGCGCAACACCACTACCGCCGCCATCCCATGATGACCCAGGCACAACAACCGGCGTCTGTGGCTGTGTGCCCAGCGCGGCATAAACTTGCAGTACGTCTTGCCATTCTCCGACAGGCTGACCAGCAAACGTGATTTGCTCGTCATTGATGTACATTTCGCCATAGCTGGCGATCTCGTGCGCCGCCGCCGCGACTACATGGACGATTGTTTCATCGCCAATTTGCTCGCTGAAAATGATGTCAGTTGCGGCCGGCGTTTCGCCAAACACCCACGACCCCAAAGCCTGCGGGTCAATGGATATATTCTGCCGGCCGATGGTGGCATCCATGTCCATGTTGGGCTTGGCAATAGACGCGGCAATACTTGAGATGCCTGCGCCGATTGCACCGTAAACCGCGGCGGTCTTGGCGGCAATAATCGCCGAGCCTTTTACAGTTGCACCGACAAGCGAGGCCAGTCCTTGCTTTGCAAAAAACCCAACGCCGCCAGTAATAAACCCAAGAAACGCGCCAATTGCTACACTCTTGACAACCTTAGACACGGAACGCGGCCTCCAATTTATCCAATGGCACAGCGCGCCACGGGTCGCCTACAAAGTATGCAAGCCGCCCAGCGACAATACCGCACGCGCCCTCAAACATTGCCACGTCACCACGCCGCGCAAACATAGGCGGCACGCGCTCAAACTTCTCAGCCAGCCGATCCTCTAACGATTGCTCATCCAGCAAAGCCTTGGCCTCGGCCTCGTTTGACCACTGCAAACCCTCGGTGTGGTCAACGCCTGTCATCGCCTCAACCGCGCCCATGCTAAAACGCACGCAGTCAAAATCGCCCCACTCAAATGCTTTGCCATTTTGCTCGGCAAGGTAGTCGTTCAGCTTTTCTTCCCAGTCCACATACCTCATGGGCGTCTAATCCTTACATCATTGAAACCGCTTATGCTGACGCCTGTTGACGATCCGCGCGGATTCGGTGGGCGCTCAAAACCTGTCGGCCTGTTAGCCAGCCTCAAGATATAGCTTGACCAATTATCGCCTGGATGGAAGCGGCTGTGATCCAGCCACCTAAAGGCCGCAGATCGAGAATTGCCGAGATCGCTGTCGATTGTAATATCCACGCTGGCATTTTCAGCATCGCGGTTGATGAGCATGCTGGTCATCACGCCAGTTTTGATGCGCGTTGGATACGGGATCACGGCCTGCTCGTTTTCGTCCAGCAAGCCAAGCCACAAATACGCAGGGCGGGCGCGCCATTCTCTACGGTCTCGCACAAGCTGGCGCAAAAGCGGCTCATTGCTTAGGTGAGCTTTGGCCGTAATGGTGACAGGCCCGCCAATGTCTTGATCCTCGTTGATCGCAGACAAGTCTAGAAACGCCTCAGCGGGATCGTAGCTGTTGCCGTCCAATGCGCTGTCGCCTGAGCCTGTTGGCACAAATAGCCCAGGCCCAGTCCATGCGTACACAGGGTCGCTCAGAATATCTAGGCGACCGATCAGCACAGGCCGGACGCTAGGCTCTTGCAGCGCGTCCTGTGTCTCGTTGGTGAGGTTTCTACTCAATGTTTAAGGCCGCTTCTAATTCTCTTACTTCGGCTCGCCACTCGGCACGTTGCGAGATAACCTCTGGCTTGTCTTTGTCATAATCAGCTAAAACAACGTAATCGGTTTCGCGAAGTTGTGCTTTTAGCTGGCCCAACCGTTCTAAGTCATCTGCACGCTTTTGGTCAGCATCGGGGTTGTGCGTTGGCTTAGGCGGCACGGGTGCATCGGGAAAATCGCTGGCATCAAACTCGAAGCGGGCAATGGTTGACGTGTCTTGATACAGCACCCAGTCGCTTCCATCCCACTGGTATTTGTTGATGCTGGCTGCCAGTTTTTCCATGTACTCACTGCGTACATTCTCTGGCGCAGCGTCTAAGTCTTTCCGATTGTTGATGATCATTTTTTGTGCTCCAAATATAACATTAAATTATTTGTGTCTGCCCAGCCTGCATGTCCAGTCCATGCCGCCAGAAATCTATTAAGCGCATCATCATCGCCTCGTTTTTCCAAGGATTGTATTGCGCGTTTTGCTCTAGTTACACTTTGTTTTCTTAATAATTTGTGGTGCGTCCATATGCGATATCCTAAAAAATTGATGCCGCGGTTTACAGGGCTAATGCTCCATTTGCTAAACTTTAGCCTCATTTTTTGAGCGGCAAATTGCTCAAGCCGCTCTTTCATTTCGCGCAGTTTGCCGCAGTCATTGTCTAATAATATCATGTCATCCATGTACCGTGCCCAGGCCATAGGTTTAAGCGTGTGATGAACAAAGTCATCGGCCAAGGTTCCGTAAAGGTTGGCATTTAATTGGCTTTTAAGGCTGCCAATTGCAATTCCGGTCTCGTATCTTGGCTGAATGTTTTCCATTAACGCCATCGTTCGATAGCAATAAATCTTGGCATCGTGTATCTGGTAAAGTGTTGGGCAGTGTATTGAAGGGAAATACCCTTTAAAATCAGTTTTTAAAAAGTGCGTTATTTTGCCGCGCCTTAGTTGAGATTGAATGTACTTTACTCCAGCATGCGTTCCTTTGTTTGGCAAGCAAGCAAATGTGTACGGCAGAAATCTTGGCAGATATATTGGCTCCAGTATATTGTTGAGCGCGTGTTGCACGATGCGATCCCTAAACGGCAGCCCCGATATAAGCCGCATCTTAGGGTCGTAAATGTAGAAGTTTCGGAACCCAGACCTAGTGTATGCGCCGTCGGCAACCTCTTGTCGAAGCAGCTCCAGATTGAGCGCCCCGTATTCTTTAAACTCCAAATAGCTTATTGACTTGCGCTTGCCCTTGCGGGTTTTCAGGTACGCATCCTGAAAGTTGTCCTTGTCGATAATGCGGTCGAACAGGCGCTTGTGCTTACGTGCCATAAATAAATGCTGGTACAGCGTTTCGCTTTAAGCTACTCTGCCGATTGCCAGACCCTGTAGTGTGTTTGCCGAAGCAGGACAACCAAGCTGACCACCTATTGTGATCGGCCTGCACCGCCATTTGGTAAGTGCAGAGCGCTTAGAGATCGTCACAGACGCCGCGCGCCGAAATATTGTTATTCGAATTAGCGACCGAATTATTCCAATTCGAGGAGCGAGACCCAGCCTGCGCCCCATTATTCCAGTTGCCGCCAAAATTGCCGGCGCGAACATTACCTCAGTTGCCCTTTTTTCTTTTAATCCACGCGCCAAGCAGCTTGCCGACTTCAGCGATAAGCGCAAGCGCATGTCTTTCTTGTTTTGTGGTTATGTGTCGAATGCCCTCCCGATAGAAGCGGATGTATACCCGGAGCATAGAAAGATTGGCGTCAGCCATATACATCTTGGAAATATAGCCGCTTTTCCCTGCCTGCATAATGTAATCAGCCTGGTCAAACAAGCAATGCAACATCTTATCCCGAAGCACCGCATGGCACCTGGGGGTTCGCTGCACAATTGGGTAAAGGTAAGACATTACCCTCTCGTGCTTTTCAATAATAAGCATTTGGTCTGGCTGTGCATTTGTGTCTCTTACCTGGTCAACCATTTTTTTAGCCGATGGGGCTTTCGCCCCATCAATCAAGAATCAAGTGGTCACAGACGCCGCGCGCCGAAATACCGCTATTCGAACTAGCGACCGAATTATTCCAATCCGAGGAGCGAGACCCAGCCTGCGCCCCAT